TTCAAGGATTTGGCGCGGGTCCGCGCCCAACTGGACAAGGACCGGGGCAAGCCGTTCAAGGGACTGTTGTTTTGCCAAATCGGACATTGGCGTTGTTCCCGCATCCACGGCCCAATACCCAAAGTCCCCGGTCAAATCGTCCGCGGAAAGGATGGTTGGTCCAACCGGATTGGGGAGCGCCAACGGTTCCGCGTCATCCCCAAGGACAACGGACAACATGACGTTGTACGTCATCGCAAGGGACGTGATTACCGCGTCCCGGATGCGGGCCATGCGCCCCAGCTCCGATGACGTATAGGCCGCCAACAGGTTTTGTTCCGTTGCCGTGGATTTGGTGACTTCCCCACGCGTGAAAGGCGCCAATAGTCCCGCGTCCCGAATATCCGCGTCAACGGTTTGCGCATAAAGCGTGATGTCCGCGGGGATTGGGGATTGGGGTACCGCAAGAATGTTCCCTTCAAGCGGTGTTCCTGGCGGAAGGTCAACTTCCACAAATTCCCCGTCAATGCCTTGGGAGATTTTCGCGCACGCGTCTTCCGCAAGGAAGCCCGCCCGGACCATCCATTGACGCGCCATCCGGCGGACGCCTTGCGCCTGATACGTCCGCAACAGATTCATTTCCGTAAACTGATCGCGGGAGCGGGAAAGCAAACTGTACCCGCGCAAGGGCGTGTCCGGGTCCCTTGAAAAGTACAACGGAACGATTGGGACAACGGGACGCCCGCTTGCGGACTTGTACGGAATCCCGGTTGTTTCGTGTTGAAGTTCCCCTTCCGGCGTGGGCGCTTCCGCGTCCGCTTCCACGTCCAACGCTCCCACTTGGACCCGGACGCCTTCAAACAGGAAGGATTGCCCGTTGTCATAGTCGGGGGACCATACCAACAGGCGATCTTCCAAAAGGTCATACATTTCCACGATACGCACCCACTTGTCCGTATCGGAAACGCCGCTTTGACCGGGGTTGACCCCAACCATGATGTCCTTTCCCGCAACGCCCGTGGATTCAATCCATTTGACGTACTCACGGGAACGGAACGCTTCCAGCTCCTTACCGTACCGCTCCCCCGCTTCCGTCAACGGCATTAGGTACACGTGCCCAACGTGCCGTTGTTGGTCCCATGAACATGCGGTTGCGTCAACGATGACTTCCCAAGGCGGAAGGGCCGCGCATGAAACCCGCTTCAACGGGTCTACATTTTCAACCGGGGCAAGTTTGACAAAGGCCGCCGGGTATATCAACGCCAGGCGGGTTGCGTCTTCCAACTGTTCCCGGATGGTCAACAGGTATTGGTTGGCGGTCGCTTGCGCTACTTCCGGGTTTCCGCGGTCCCGCAAGTCCGGTTCCACGCGTACCGCGGGGTTTTTTGCGTACAAGGAACCAAGGTACGATTCCACCACGGCATACGCTTTGGGAACTTCCGTCCGTTGTACCCCGTCCATACGATCGTACCTATCCGCGGTCCAAAACCGCGTCATATAGAGCCGTCTGTATTCCTGTAGACGGTCCCGCCTTTGGTCCCAATACGCATCATGTTGGGTAACGATGGTTTGAATATCGGAAGGTTCCAACATGGAAGCCCCTAAAACGGAAGGACGGAAGAACGGATGCGGCGGGCACGGGCTTTGGTAATCAAGTCATCAATCCGCGTGCGGTTTGAGTGTAACGCTTGCGTCCGCCAGCTCCCCGGAACATCCCGCAAACAACGGAACGCCAATGCGCACGCAACCGCCGCGTCATCATATGCCCCTTTGGGGGCTTCCGGTGCAACTTTCCCTGGCGGGATGGTCAAAGACCGCAGTTCCAACCACGTTGGGCGGTCCAAAATAGACATCAACTGTAAGGATTCCCGCAAGGTATCAAAGGCGTCCAACTTGCTTTGGAGCGTGGTTACCCAAGGCTTCCCGGTGCGCGGGTTGCGCCATTGTTGGCGATAGCCGCACGTGTCCATTTCCAATAGAAACGCGTGCCCGTGGTTGTTTGACTCCGCAAGGACCAACGCTTGATTGTAGCGGGAAGCCACTTGGATAACCCTATGCGCCCACGCCGCCGGGGTTATGCGGTTGTTTCGTTCCGCGTATACAACCTGGCGCGTGGATACGGATACCACGCATAGTGCGGAGTAGTCCCCGCCCACGCCGCCGCCAATATCCACGCCCATTACATACTTGTCGTGGGGTTGGGGCGATTCTATCTCCCGCCCGTGGGCGTTGCCGTGAAGGGCGTGTTCCACAACATGGATGTCCCCCATTAGGGTTTCTTCAAAATACCCGCCTTCCCGGTCAATGAACGCGTCATCCATGCACGCGGGGTACTCCCGCCGGAACTTGTACGTGGAACCAATCCGGGCTTCCGTCCGCCGCCGCCAATGGAGCTGGCCAGGCGTTAGCCCGTACTCCCGTTGAAGGTCCTTTTCATAGTCGGTCAACGTCCCCATGAAATCCGCGGGGACCATTTCTGGTGGGTCACAATAAGCCGGATGTTCCCACCAATACATGGTGATTAATCGCCAACCGTTTTCCGGTGCGGCCTTTACCATTTGGGAAAAGAAGTCCGCGGGGTTGTTTGCCGTTGATTCCAAAATCAACAGTCCGTCCCCAACCGCCGCGTCCAACTGCGCAAGGGTTTCTTCCAAGTCCGGGGCAAACGCCGCTTCCGATAGGACCGCCGCCGCGGGCGTGAACGACCGCAACCCCGTGGATGAACGGGAAGTAAACGCTTGAAGGCTTGCCCCGGTATCGTCGTACTGGATGCGGGAACGGGCCTTGGTTCGGATAGGACGTTGAAGCAAGGCGGGCGGGTCTTCAAGCCAACGGCGGGCGTCATCCAATAGGGCCGTTGCGCTATCATCCCGCATGGAAATCACCGCATACATAGCTTCATGCGGCGTTGTATACGCAAGATGGTGAAGGACCATTTTGCAACCCGTGGTCGCGTATACCTGGCGGGCCTTGAACACCAATATGCGCTTATATCCGGCGGCAACCGCTTCAAATATCTTGGTTTGCATAGGGGACGGGACAAACGGAACGGGCCGTTTGGAATCCTTGTCCTGTACCCGGTGAAGTTGGGAAAAGGCCGGAAGGTCCGCCAGCATCCCGCCCACTTGCAGCTGCATCCCCGGCGGCACGCGCCCCGGTATGAACGGCAACATCAACGCCCAACCAACGTCAACACGTTGCGCAGCTCCTCAACTTCCGGCGCATCCAGTTCCGGGATTGTGTACTCCCGCGCCAGGTCAAGAACCTTGAAGGCCGTATCCATTTGCACGCGGTTGGGGCGTTGCGTGCCGCGCAAGGCCCGTTCAACACACGCAAGCGCATCCGGCGCCAGCTCCGCAAGCGCGCGGTCAATCTGTTCCGGGGAAAGTACCTTTCCCGGCAAGTGTTCGGAAGGGTGGTCCATGGTGAAGACTCCTTTGGTGAAAACATAGCATACAAGGGGGCTTTGCGGTACAGTGCAGGGTTGGCACGTCAACCCTGCACTGATTAAATGGGCTATTCACGGGCCTTTTCGACAAATAGTGCAGGGTAGTGCAGGGTTTTTGGCTCCGAATACATATAGAACAACAACAACCGCTCTATAGGGAAAACCCTGCACTACCTTGCACTGTCCACCCCAAAGCCCCCATCAATAGCGGAATGAAGTCAGTGCAGGGTTGACACGCCAACCCCGCTACCCTGCACTATGGCCCAAAGTCCCGTGATGGTGGGCTTTCTCCCCAAATCTACCCCAAAATCTTCCGACTTTTCTCCATTTTGCGGTATTTCCACTTTGGAATGTGATACCCTTGCCGCGTCCCCGGACATCCCCGGCGGACCCCAGGAGAAACCATGGAATACGGCAATCACTACTTGGACCCGCGGGAAGATGAACTGTCCCACGATGTCCCACAAACTGTCCCACAACCGCCCACGGTCCCCGGCGTGCCTGGCGTCCCCGGCGTGCCGGCGTGGGTTGAAGATGCGGTTGGGGCGTTTGTTATTTTCGCCTTGCTTTTCACGTACATGGCCATTTGAAGGGGGAACCATGGAAGACTTTGACCGATTGACGGAAGACCACTTGGTTGCCTGGTGTGAAGACGTGGTGGACCGCATGGACGGGATTGCGGAATGGACGGTGACGTTGACTACCCGCGGCCCATTGGTTGACGGGGAACATCCACACTATGCGGCAATCACGTTCCACCATCTTCATCCGGACGCCCGGACCATCCAGTTGCACGGATGCGTCAACCTGATTGCCCCGGAAGAACCGAAAACAACGCGCGTGGATACGCCAAACTTCCCCAATCAAGTCCACTATTCATGGGAGCTGCCCAACGGTTGGCGCGTTGTCCGCGTGGTGGATTTGTGATGGTGCGGTTGACCCGTGACCGCATCCAGCGGAAGTTGGTGAACGCGGTTGGACGTGCCCACGCCCGCCGCTTGCGCTTGGATGGTCCGCCGCTTGCCGGTTGGGCACGCTTCAAGCGCCCCAACGGAACCTTCCTTTGGTTGGCGTGTACCGGCCTTCCCCGTTGCCGTTGGACGGAACCGTATGCGTTCCGCCAGGCGGAAGCGGCGTTGACGCCCGATGAACGCCGCCAGCTCCTTGAAGAAATCAACAGGATTGCAGAATGAAGACCAAAAAGTATCGTGTGGAACTGTCCATTGAACATGAACGGGAACTGAAAATGTCCGCCGCCGCCGCGGGTTTGTCGGTACCTGAATACGTGGAATCCGTTTTGCGCCCGCAAACGCAAGCGGACCTTGCCCGCCGCTTGCAGTCGGAAGCGTTGGCGGCCCTACTCCCCAAACCGTAGGAAGCCCAATGGACGCAAACATTAGACGGGTTTGGCCCACGCCGCCCGCGGGTCATACCTATGTCCGGCAATCGTTGAAGGGCGGCGAATACATTTCAACGGGGTACTTCCCGTCCAAGCGGGTTGACCGCCATGGACGCGGGCGGACCGTTCAAAACTGCAAGGCGGTCACGTCCTTGTTTTTTGATTGTGACTTGCTCCCGTTGTTCGACGCCGCCCGCCAGGCCCAAGGACAAGTTCTTGAAGCCCGTGCCGCGGAACGGAAGGCCCGCTTGTATGCGGAAGAACCGGACGTGGTACGCCAGCTCCAAGCGTTGTTGTGTGATGAAATCGTTTCGTGCGTTGCCCGTGCCGTTGGGGAGCCGCCAACCCTGTTGATTGATTCCGGTTGGGGCTTCCACGTCCACTACGCAATCACGGAAGACATGTCCGGGGAAGTGGTTGCCCTTCAACAGATAGCCGCCGCAATCATTGATGAAGCCAACCGCCTTGCGTTCGAAGTGGGACGCACCTTCCAACCGGCCTTGGACATCCCTTCCGCCTTTGACGCAACGCATGATGTTGGGGCACGCCTGGCGCGTATGCCGGGAAGCCAAAACACCAAAGCGCCAGGCAATCCACGGGACGTGCGGGTCATTACCGCCGCGCCAACCGTGTTGGACCGGGAAACCCTTGCGGCCTTGCGGGAAGCGTACTTGCGCCCCGGTGTCCTTCCGGACGGGAGCGTGCCGCCCGCAATCCCAAAGCCAAAGCGCCCGCAAACCGCAACCACGGTGGAAGTTGACTTCCGGGCTATGCGTTTGGCGGACGGGCGTGTTTGGCAAACAATCGCAAACGCGTTGTCACCTGGGGAGCGGACCAAAGTGGTTTGTCCCTTTGGCGGTTCCACCATTGGTTCCGGGTTTTTCTGCAAGGAACCGGACGGGCGTGCCCGGTACTTTTCCGGTCCCCAATCGTGTACGTATTGGAACACGTACAAGGGAACGTCCCGTTCCGGCCTTGCGGATTTGGTCCAAGGACCGGGGAAGAACGGGAGACCGGGCGGACCGTTGAACAGTCCTTCCAATCTGCGCAAGATGTTGGTTGATGACGATACGTGGGACCTTTGGTTTGATTCCTTCCGCGGCGTGGAAATGGACGGGGAACAACCGCTTGAGGACGTTGCGTGGGTACAAGTCCTTCAACATATGGATACGGCATACGGTTGGAGCTGGCGCCCCGGTCGGGAACTGATTTGGTCCACCATGGAACAGGTATGCCGGGAACGGACGCGGAACCCGTTGCAGGACTATCTACGCACCTTGAAGTGGGACGGGGTACCCCGGTGTCACCGTTGGTTGGCGGATACATGCGGCGTGGAAGATAGGGACGTATACCGGGCGTTTTCCTTGCGTTGGTGCATTGGGCTTGCCGCCCGCGCCATGGACCCCGGTTGCAAGTTGGACACGTGCCTTGTCTTGACCGGACCGCAAGCGTTTGGGAAAAGTACGCTTTTCCGTGAATGGGCAACCGTTCCCACGGTTGGTTGTCTGTTTAGCGATACCCGGTTCAATATGAAGGATAAAGACGCCTATCTTCAACTATATATGGCGTGGATATATGAAGACGCGGAAATGTCGTCCAACAGTACGGGAGACAAGGAACTGCGCAAGGCGTTCTTGTCATCCCAAACGGACCGCATCCGCCCGCCCTTTGGGCGCAAGGTCCGCACGTTCAAGCGGCATACCGTCATTTCCATGACATCCAATGAACGGAACCTCTTGCGAGATACTACCGGGGACCGTCGTTATTGGGTTGTTGCCGTCCCCAAAGGCCGCAAGGCGGACTTGGAATGGTTGCGAGCCAACCGGGAACAGTTGTACGCGGAAAGCGTTGCCCGTTGGGCCGCGGGGGAACAATGGTGGTTGACGCCCGTGGAAGAACGCTTGCGGGACGCAAACAATGACGCCTTCCGGTATGTCGATTGGTACACGGAATGTGCAACCACGGCCTTTCAAAACAACGACGGGGGACCGCGCAACCGCTTCACCGTTGCGCAGTTTGCCGCCGCCATTGACGACCATATCAATCCCCAAAGGCGCGGACTATCGTTGTCCGCCGCGTTGCTACGCGTGGGTTTCGAACGTGTGAGAACAAACGGAACCACGTACTACGAAAAGGTCGGAGCTTGCCGCGGGGATTCAAACGGCTTGCGGGCCATTCACGCCCATTTCCACGACCAAACCCCGCACGTCCGGAACGTGCAAACCCCAGGAGAATGACAATGGAAGTTCGATTTTCAGACCAACGGGAAGCCTTGTTCAAGGCGTTGTCCGGTGCGCAAAAAACCATGGCGCCCGCGTTGAAGGATGCACGCAACCCGCATTTCCGTTCCAAGTACGCAACCGTTTCCGCAGTTCTGCAAGCTGTACTGGATGCGTTCACGGACCACGGGCTTTCCGTGACACAACATCCCGGATTCACGGACGGGCTTGTCACCTTGGAAACCGTGGTTGGGCATAGTTCCGGTCAATGGATGTCTTCCAAGGTTGCCGCGCCTTTGGGCGGTCGGAAGGACGTGCAAGCGGTTGGTTCCGCAATCACGTATTTGCGGCGGTACTCGCTTCAATCGATCGCGGGACTTCCCACGGAAGACGATGACGGCAACGCCGCCAGCTCCCCCGCACGTTCCCCCGCAAGGCCCGCCGCCCGGAAGTCCATCGTTCCCCAACGTCCCAAACAGTTGGGACCAAAGGAGCTCGAATACCGGTTGACGCAAAATGAACTCACGCTTTCGGACGTGGAAGAATGGTGCGCGGCCCACGGGCAACCGGACCCTTCATCCCTTGACGCTACCCGGCAAGCGCAACTGTTGACTTGGTTGGACAAGTCCGGGGCGGTGAAGATTCATGCGTGGTTTGAAGAAAAGCGCCAGGCGGAAGCGGGACCCGATGAAGGGGACGGGGAAAACGTCCCATGAAGGACCATTTGATTATCGGAATCGATCCCGGTCCGGAAACATCCGGGTTGGTCGTGTACCGCGTGCCGCCCGTCCCCGGTCCGGGGCGCGTGGTGGAAGCGTACAAGGCCGCCAACCTGGCGCAAGTCCGCCGGTTGATTGACGATACCGCACGCCAGCTCCGCCCCGGTCAATCGCTGGAAGTGGTCCTTGAATGTACGCAAGCGGGTCCGCCTTCAACCCAAGTGGTCAAAACCACGGAAGTGGTTGGGCGCATCATGGAAATGTGCGATTCCCGCAACGTGGATTGGTCCGCGTATTACCGGCGGGAAGTATTGCAGGCGTTGAACTGTAGCCGGAAGGGGAACAAGGATTCCTTGGTACGGACCGCTTGCATTGAAATCCACGGCGGGGACCGGACATCCGCCATTGGTACCAAGTCCAATCCGGGACCCTTGCACGGGGTTTCTTCACATGCGTGGCAAGCGTTGGGCGTTGTTTGCACGCATGTTCTTCCCTTTTGAACGCCCATTGACCCCAGGAAACAACCATGAATGATGAACAATACCGGGCCGCGGAAGGCTTGAACTATTCCACGTTGAAGCATTTGCGGAAGTCCCCGCTACACTACCAACACGAACTTCACGCGCCCCGGAAGGATTCCGCGGCGTGGATGATGGGGCGCTTGATTCATACGTTGACCTTTGAACCATTCACGTTTGATGAACGGTACATGGTTTGGGAAGGCCGCAAGGACAAGCGAACCAAGGCATACAAGGAAGCCTTGGAAACCGCCGCGGGTCGTGAAGTCATCACGCCCACGGAACATGAACAAGGGCTTGCCGCGGCTTCCGCAATCATCACGCATCCGACCGTTGCCGGTTGGCTTGAACATCCGGCGTGCAAGGCGGAAGAACCGCTGTTTTGGAAGGAAGGCCGCGTTGCGATGAAGGCCAAACCGGACCTTGCCGTCATTGACGGGGAACATCACGTGTTGGTCGACTTGAAGACGTTTACCACTACGGATGCGCATACAGTCACGCGGACCGCCTTCACCGCGGGTTGGCATTTGCAAACGGCCCACTACCTGGCGGGCCTTGCCGCGGTTCATGGGGAACCCAAGACGCGGGAAGCCTTCCTGTTGATTGCGGAGCAAAACGCGCCGCATGATGTCACCGTGTTCCGTTGGGATGAAATGTCCTTGGAGCTGGCGGAAATCGAACGGGACCGCCTGTTGATGCTGCTCCGCACGTGCGAAACCGAGCAAAGTTGGCCCGGACGCGGCCTTGAACAAACCATCACGCCGCCCGCGTGGTTGGTCTCACAATACCCGGAAATGGGGGTTTGATATGCCTGCAACGATTGTATTGACCGGACGCCTTGCCTTTGACCCGGAAGTCCGCCAAACCCGCGGCGGGGATACCGTTTGCACCTTCAAGGTTCCCGTTGACACGGGTTGGGGGGAGCGGAAGGTAACCACGTGGTACCGCGTCACCGTGTTTGGCAAACGGGCGGAAACCGCCGGGAAACACCTTTCCAAAGGCAAGTGGGTTTCCGTGACCGGGGAAGTTTCCGTGGAAACGTGGCAACGCAAGGACGGTTCCGGGGAAGGATGGACCGCCGCGGTGAAGGCCCATTCTTGGGACTTTGTAGGCGCAAGGGATTCCAGCTCCCCCGCAAGCGGTACGGATGCACCGGACCGCCTACCGCGGGCGGAACGGACCTATTCCAACGCTTCCTTGGATGATTTGCCGTTCTGATTCAGTACGGCAACCGCCGCGGCTTCCGCCGCGTCACAATCGGGCCTTTGGGCGGATGATTGCCCAAAGGCCCAACATGTTTGAAGTAGACATTGGGCCGTCATCGGGTCTCCCCCAAGGGACTTGACGCAAGCGGGCGGCACGGAAGACAAGGCCGCCCGGACTTCCGCGTCAATCACTACGGGCTTTCCAACGGCTTCCACCATGGCGCGTTGCCCTTCCTGCAACTCCGCAATCAATAGGGTTTGTTCCGCAAGGACATCTTCCGTCCGGTCACGGGAAAGCGTGAAACCGGCAACGCCGCCCGCCAGGAAGACCAACACGCCGCCAACAACCAACGCCCCAATCATTTCAAGTCCAGTTGCCAATGGGGGGCGTCCACTAGTGTTTTCCATTCCCGTCCCCACGTGAGGTTGTATTGACCGGACAACCGGCCTTCCAGCTCCAACCGGTTCCACGTGGAACGGATATGCGCCCCAAGTGGTTCATAGTCGTCCAAATCCCATGAAAGCGTGCCGCCAATCCATGGGGAAACGTCAACCGCCATGGACGGTTGTTTGTTGTGGCGGCTGTTTGGCCATTGAAGTTGGGACCGCCCTTCCGCATACAGTTGGTTTTGGCGTTCTTCCGTCCGGTGTCCTTCCGTGACCGTGAAGTCACACGGGCAATCCGGGTCTTCCAAGGCCGTCACCATCAACAGTTGCAAGTCCGGGTGACACGTTTGCAGGCGTCCCGATGATGCGGAGCTGAAACGATACCCGGAAGTCATTTGGTCCCCTTGCGCTTGGACTTGTCCGCCTTGGACAATGCGATTGCAACCGCCTGGCGTTGGGACTTGCCCGCCTTCATTTCCTTGCGGATGTTGTCCGAAATGGTCTTCTTTCCGTACCCGGATTTCAACGGCATATTGTCCTTCCAGTGTTTTGCAGGCTTCCCGCGTTAGCGCCAGGTATTCCCCAACGGACATTTCCGCCGGATTGTAAGAATACCCCACGCGGCAAATATCCGGGCGGATTGAATAGATGGAACAACGGTTCCCTTCAAGGAAGGAACAGTTGACCGCCCGACAACACGCGCCGCATTCCCAGCAATCGTAGTCTATCTGCCAGCTCCGCCGCGTCATCGCCTTGGACGGCGTTGCGTGGGCGCCCGCATCCCCGCCCGTTTCTTGAACAAGGCTTCCTGTTTGTCCCGCTTGGAAACCCGCGTTTTGGGCGTCTTGGACTTTGAAACGACCTTGGACGGGCGGCAATATTCCGTGTCCCCGCCGGAACCGCAATCCTTCCCGGTTTTGATGTCCTTCCACTTTTCCGCGGCCCAACGCCGCAAGGACCGTCCTTCCTTGCCCTTGCGGACCTTGCCCTTGCGCTTCCGGCATTTGGCAACCGCTTGGCTTGCGCGGGCGGAAGGCCAAACTTTGTATCGGGCTTTGACTTCCTTGGTACAACTATCGTCCGCCATCATTTGACCTGTTTGGAAACGGGCTTGCGGGACCATAGCTTGCAAGAATGGTACTTCGCTTTGTTGGGCGGTCCGGGGTTGTCGCAACCATGGCGGTCCCGGAACGCCTTGCGGCGTTTGGGGGAATCCCGCTTGATTTCCATGTTGGGGTCGCCAAAGCGGACCGTGTACGGTTTGCCTTTGTATGTGCCCTTGACAACGAACTTTTTGCGTCCGTACCCCGGTTCACCTTTTCGGATGCGCCTTGCTCCCGCCATTACTTACCGCCGGAACTAAGGGTTTCAAGACGCCCGTAAAGGCCGCCAATCTTGCGTTCAATCCGGTCCGATTGTTCCCTACATTCCCGCATGGATTCAAGCCACGCTTCCCGGTCCTTCCCGTGTTCGATGATAAGGGTATCAACCTGTTTTAGATGCAGGTCAACCCAACGGGTAACCGCCGGAATGACGGTATGGTTGACAAAGCGCCAAAGCGCCAACGCCATACCCAACAGTAGAATCAGGGAAGACGTTGGGCCGGTCGCCAACTGCAACAGGGTCATTTCATCCATTGTTTTCCCCGGCAAGGTGCGCAACGATTGGGCGTGCGATTGACCGGGAATCCGCGGCGTTGGGGCTTGACGCGGAATCCGGGTCATAAACCGCAACGATAGGGTCAACGTCCGCCCGCTCCCGTACCGTCAAAACAATGACGTATTGGTCCGTTTCATGCGTGACCACTTCATCCGGGACCACTTCACCGCGGACGACAAACCCGGAAATGCCGGTTTCCACGTCGTATGTATCCATCACGTCCAAAGGCATGTTCAAGGCTCCGAAAGCCACGCAATCCACGTGGTTTTGGTGACTGTTAGGTCCATATCCAAGTTGGTATTCCCACTTGTCCAAACCATGGGGTATGCGTTTGTTCGGTACGCATGTTGGAACGGATAAAGCGTATTCGGAAGCGTGTACGTGCTATTCATCTTCAACGTACCGCCCGGAACAAGCGTTGCGTCCGTGAACGGGGAAGCGTTCCTTGCGCCCATGTAATCGGTCCCCGTCGCAAACCAACGGTTGTGGAAAGTGGACGGGTTGACTTTGGTTACCGTGTTGGTTCCGCCATTGGCGGTGACGTTGCGGACAACGCACGTTGTATTTTGAGACGCGTTGTTTGCGACCCGGATACCGCCGCCAATCGCGGTATTCCCCGGCGTGGTTCCCCAAGTGGGCGTTGTCGTGTATCCGACCGCATAAAGTCCACTTCCGTTTGTGCCCGCCAGGCGGGAAGAAATGGTTGCGGTAATGTCGGCCGTCAAGACAACATAGTTGGCGATGTCCGCCGCTTTGTTGTCCGTTAGGGCAATCGACCAATCAAAGTTCAAGCCAATGGTTTGAACAATCCGCAACCCCGCGGAAGTCAACGTTGCGGTCACGCCGGTATGGTTTTGGTCCACCGTGAAGGACGTACCGCCCAAAACATATGTCCCGGACGCGGACAAATCGACATCCACGGAACCGTTGTCAACCCAAAGCGTGGGCCAATCGATGTCCAACACGGTCAATGGTGCGGAGCTGGGAGCGGATGCGGGACCGCCGCTTGCCCCGGTCGTGGGGTCAAAACATGGGACAACAGGCATTGGCCTACTCCCGCCAGGTGATACAGGATTGGGCGAAGTTGGGCGCGTTGGTCGCGTTGTCCACTTTGGCGAAAAGGTACAGGTTGCCGTTACCCGGACCGGCAAGGATTTGGAAAAGCGGAAGTCTCACGGAAAACGCCGCGCATTGGGTTGTGGTGTCGGAAATACCCGCAACCAAATCCGCTTCCGTGTCCGGAACCAAGGTCAAGTTCCCCGCCGCGTCCGCGCAAATGCGGATTGTAATTTTGGTAGCGGAAGGCGCCCCGGTACTTGTCAACCGGACGTGGATACCTTCCACGATACCTTGGAAGTTCCGCTTGTTCCGCTGCATAGCGGGAAGCGTGGCTTGAAGGTCGTGGGTATGCACGTCGTTCGCATCAAAGGCCGTCCCCAACACGGGAGCGGGGGAAGGGGCTTGGACGCTATCGTGAATGAAGTTGGTAATACGCGTGGGCATTTGGTTTCCTCCGCTTGCGTGGACCGGCGGCCCTATTGTATCTCGATTCCTTCCCGGATGTCCCGGACTGTTCCCGCCTGGCGTTCCAGCTCCCGTTGGACATCCGCTTGTTCAAACCCAAGCAAGGCTTCCCCGGCGGCTTCCGTCAACGTGGTTGGAAGGCGGCCTTCCGTAAACACGGACACGGGAGCGGTACCGCGGTCCCGTTCGGAAAGGATTGCGTATGCGGGCAACAGGCGGTCCAAACCGGCAACGTCCATTTTGCGTGCAAAGCGGATGTTGGACAACGCTTGCGGCGTGGGTTCCGCTACGAAATAGGCCGGTTCCCCGTCAATGACATCCACCAAAACGTGGGGGATACCTTCCGGCGGTTGTTCCGTCCATGCACCGGGGATGGACTTGGACGCCTTGTCCGCGGGCGGTTCAAGTTGTTTGATTGGCGCAAGCGTGGTGAACGCGGCCCATTGTCCGTTGGTATGTTCCGGGTCCCGGTTGTTGGCAATAATCATCCACGCCCAAAACGCTTGTTCATCGGACAACGGCTTTGCGTCCGGAACGTCCGTGGTTTTGTATTCTTCCCCTTCCTGGAACCGGTCATACGCTTGTAATACCGCGGGCATGATGACTTCACCGCCCAACTGGATTGCAGTTCCAGCCGTGAACGGCTTGCCTTGAATGGCGTCCATAACTCCCGCGGATTGCGTGGTTGCAAACCGCAAGTCATCAACCAAGTTGTCAACGGAACGGATGGTCCCAAGGGCGGCTTCCACGGGTTGCAACGCGGGGATTTCCGGCAAGTAATACACTTCATCATCCCCTTTGGGAATAATGCCCATGGACTTCAACGCCTTGTCCCCGTGGATGTTGTACGGGTCTTGGACTTCCGCTTTGGCCCGCAAGGTCCGCAAAACACGGGCGGCACGTTTGGGGCTTGCCGCAATCGCAAGCAAGGCTTCCGTCCCCGCCCGATACAGGAAGGCGGATTCCCCCACGTACTTTCCAAGGGTCCGTTGGACCGCATCCGGAACGTCTTGGAAGTTTAGTTGCGATTTCCGCGCCAGCTCCGCCGCGTCTTGGGGGGCGTCCCCGCGTGCAAGCGCCATTTCAAACACGGACTTGCGGAAGTTTAGTTCCGCGGCTTCCGCTACCCGTAGGAAGTACCCACGGGAAAACGGGTCCATTTCTTCCAAGGACTGTACCAAATCCGCGTTGTCCGGGTCTTCAACCCGCCGCGCCTGGCGCTTTGCGGCGCGTATCATATCGGACGCAAGGGAACCCACGCGTTCCGTTTCCACTTGCGTCAATCCAAGCCCGTATTCATCCGCCAAATCATCAAGCACTTTGGGCGATAGGTATACGCCATTTTCCGTTGTAAGTCCGCCCCCAAGGACACGCCGCCGCGTCAACGCGGACAACGCCCGTTGTCCCGCCCGGTCAAACGCCTGCAACGCGTTCCGCGCACCAATGGTGAAGAACGGGACCAACCCCATTTGAAGGGTTCTTCCCACTTGGACGGGCAAGTTGGGAACAATGTACCCGTACTGCAATCGTTGACTGATATTCCGCCGCCCGGTTCCGACTACAAAGTCCAAGGCGTCCGCCGCCATTTTCCCGACCGCCGCCCGCTCCCGCACCGGGATTTCTTCCAACGCCACAACCAAGGATTCTGCGCCTTCCGCAAGGGCCTTTTCCGCGGTTCCGGCGGACTTGTCATATACCTGAATCCGGTTTCCGAGCTGGCGGGACAAGTCTTCCGGAAGGACCGCACCGCGCCCCGGAATCCGGACCGCCGCTTGCGCCCGCTCCAACAGGGTTGCCCCGGTCGGACGCGTGAAGTCCGTGTTCAAGATGACATCATCCACGGCCGTTTGAACCGCCCCGGTCAACCGCTTGCGGGCGGCAATCGTTTTCTTCAAGCCGTTTTCAAAGGTGACCTTCAAGAACGCGGGGATGAAGTCCGGGGTAACGATACCGCCCAACCCTACCCGTTCCGCCTTTTCTGCAAGGTCCGGGGTAACGCCCGGAATCACGCCTTCAAGGTCCGAAAACAGGCGGTCAATAGCGGTTGCGGTTTCAATGGTCGGGTAATCGGCAAAATCCCCCGCTTCATCCATGCGCAACGCCTTGGATTCCTGTACCGCGGCAACCAAGTCATCCTTTACCGCGTCCCCGTAGACCATCCCCCAAAGGGCTTCCCACGCCTGTTGCGGCCCTTCCCCCGCTTGCGTCAACTCAGACTTCAATAGGTCGTCAACCGCATCTTCCACGTTGCCAAAGCGGGCAATCCCCGCCTTCAACTTGGTTTCCATGGTGCGCAAGGCGGTCTTGCCCGCAAGGCGGATTTCCCGCCCAATGTCCGCAACGGCCTTGGTTTCCGTCCGCAAGCGACCAAACCGCGCAAGGAACCGCCGCATCCGCATGGAATCCATGAACCGTGAACGCAAGAACGTGTCATCCAATAGGCCGTTCCCGGCGGACTTGAAGAACAGTTGCGCCCGCGTCAAATCCCGTGAAAGCCGCGCACCGCGGGCCAACTTTGGGGCCGCGGCTATGTCGTAAGAATCGACCGCCCGCCGCCGCAAGGTAGCGGGGACGTCTTGCCAACTGTCGTATTTCGCCAGCTCCTTTGCAAGCGGCGTGTCCCCAAGGGGCAAGTCCCGCGGCGGGCGTTGGTCGAACCGGCGGACGTATTCCGCCGCATCTTCCACGCCGGTTTCCCGTGCCGCGGCTTTGATTGCGTTTTCAACCTGGCGGCGTGATTTGCCCAACCCCGCATAGCCGCGGGCGGGAGCTGCTACCGCATCCAGCTCCGCACGTGCGGACCGGTACGTTTTCAGTACCGCATCCCGTTTGGGGCCTTCCGGCATTTTCCGCGCCAGGTTGAACAAGTCTTCCAAGACTTCCCCGGAAGGCTTTACAAAGGCCGCGGACCGGTGTTCCTTCAAGGCCGCCTTTGCAGCCGCAAGTTGGGCGCGGGGAACCGCAATTGTATCCGTCAAGGATACAAAGTCCGCCGGAAGGTTCCGTTGCGTCAACGTGGTAATCCGCGCAACGTCATCTTCCGCCAACAGTCCCCGCAAGGTATCCGTCAGCTCCCCAATGGTTTCCGGCCTATCAGACGCGGCAAGGGCCGCCCGCACGTCCCGCAACTGTTCCGGGGACTTGTTCTTCAAAACCTTATCCGCGGACTTTTCCGCTACCTTCCGCAATAGCGTGGGGTCATAGTCCCCCGCCGCATCCGATAGGGCCGCGTGCCGCCGCAACGCTTGTTCCGCCGCGGCTTCAAAGCGGACGATTTCCGCCGCCGGTACGTCCGCGGCACGGGCGTTCTTCAACTGTTGCGCGGTAATCTTCACCGCACGTTCCGCCCGGATTAGCGGTCCCAAGTTGCGGGACGCCCGCAAAACATCCGCCGCGGCTCCCGCCAGGTAGCCCGGCGCGGATAATAGGACTTCCGGTCCCGGAATCAAGATTTCCGGAATCATGCCCGCAATATACGCGTTGTCCGCGTCCCCGGTTGCGTGCGCATAAAACTCCCGCGTTGCCGGGGAATCCAAGTATTCATCCCCCCAAGTCCGTCCCTTTGCAACGTTTTGGGTAATGCGGCGGGCTTCCGCTTTGATGAAACCCTTGGGGTCTTCCCACGGATACGGTACTTCCACGTCTTCCACGCGGCGGCGGCCTTCCGGGTCAAATGTTGTGACCTTCCGCGTTCCGCTTTCCGTGGCAACGCCGGGAAGGGGGATGGCAAGTTGCGGGATTGCATCCAACGCATTTTCAATGGTTGTGATGTCTTCCGGGGATAGCCCGGCCTTTTCGCCATAGTATTGGGCCGCGCCTTTCAAGCCGCCAAAGGGCGTGACAAGTTCCGGGATACCCAAGGATTCCCGGATTTTGGCAACTTCATACCCAAAATCATCCGGGTCCAACGGGTACCCGTTTTCGTCGACTTCATACCCAAGGCCGCGGAAGTACGCGTCCCCCGCGGCAACGGCGCCCCATGAAAGGGCCGCACGCAAGGCGGCGGTCAACTCAGTTTCCACCACGCCAACGCCTTGTTCTGCCCGCGATAGAACACCGGAAATGGGGTTGCCCACGTACTGTTCATAGAACGGGATTGGCTCCCCCGCCGCAAGGGCCGCATCCAGTTCCCGTTGTTGGCGTTGAATGTCCGCCTGGCGCTCCCGCAAGGCTTCTTCCCCGCGTTCCGTCTGCAAGGCCGCGGCCTCCCGGAACTCTTGCGCAAGCGTGGGTTCCGAAAACGTACCGGTTTCCGGGTCCCGATACATGCGGCGCAACGTGGGCTTCAAGGTCAACGGGTCGAACGGCACGGGCAAGTCCGCCGCGGCAATCCGTTCCGGTTCCGGCGGTTCCAATAGGACGCCCGTTCCTGGCGCGGGACGTTCAAAGGTTTCCACCGTTTGGATACGGGAAGGCCGGAAGATTCCTTCCGTGACTTCCACGGGACCGCGGACGCCAGGCATAGCAACCCGCCCACGTTGCCGTTCCTGTTGGGCCGCAAGGGCTTCCCGCTCCCGCCCTTCCGCCTGCAATACGGACCGCCCCGGAACTTCGAAATAGCCCGCTTCCGCAACGCGTTCCGCCGCGGCTTCCGCAACTTCCGCTTCCGCGGCTTCCGCAACTTCCCCCGCGGGCGCAAACACCACGGGTTCTTCCTGTTCCCTTGGAAGTGGGATTTTAGCCCGCTCCCGCCGCGCCAGCTCCCGCCGCGCCAGCTCCCGCCGGACAAGTTCCCGCCTGGCGGCAATCTGTTCCGGTGTCATTGTCCGCCCGCCAACTTGCGCAGTTCTTCATCCGTCATTTTGGAAAAGTCCGGCAACGGTTCCGGTTTTGCTTCCGGTTCCGCGGCGGGCTTGTCCGCACGGATAGTGGTTTCTTCAAGGGTTTGGACCGCGGGCGTTGTTTCCGGGACCGTGGAAGCCGTTTGCTGGCGTTGCACCGGCAAGGCTTCCTTCCCTTCCATTACGCGTTGAATCGACCGGAAAGGGACCGTTCCGGGCCTTGCAAGGTCCTTCAACTTTTCCCCGTTGCGGTAGATTTCATATCCGCCTTCAACTTTCCGGTACTGGAAGGAAGGCGCCCGCGGGTCTTGGAACAGTTCCGGTTCCGGTTGCACGGGCGGAAGTCCCCTTGCGGTCCGTGTGATGTCTTCAAACGGAAGTTCAACGGTTTGGCGTTGTCCCGTGATGACGCGTTGCGCGGCGGCGGAAGTATCCGGGGCAAGTTCGCCTGTTGCCGCGGCTACTTCAAGGGCCTTGTCCCGTGCAATCGCAACGGCTTCATCCCGTGTTTTGCCCATGGCAATCTGCCGTTTGTATTCTTCAATGTATGCCTTGCCGCTTTGGCGTTTCTGCGCAAGGGCTTGACGTTGCCGCAAGTCTTGGGTTGCCCCCATGGTTGCCGCTTCCTTGCGGGCCACTTCCGCACGTTGGTCTTCCGTTTGGCGTGCAAGGTCCGTGGCTTCATCGCGGCGTTTGGTTTCTTCCAGCTCCGCTTGCGCTTCCTGTTCCTTCCGTGCTTTGACCGTGGCTTCATCCTGATTGGGTCCCCCAAGATTCCACCACGCCATGGTGAAGGAAACCGCGTCCGCCAGCTCCCGCCCTTTGATTCCGGCCTTTTCAAGTTGTTTGGCAAGTTCTTCCGGGGTTGTCATTTCCCCGCGGCGGTCCCGCATCATCGTGAAGGAAACCGCGATATTTTCGGCACGCGTTGACGGGGAAAGCGTTTTGTCCCCCGCAAGGGCTTCATCCACGCGTTCATGCGCCCCAATGTAATACGCGTATTCGGGCGTGTTCTGATACTTCAAGTAGGCGTTCCGCCAGGCTTGCGGGTTCTTTTCGTACTTGCCATCCTTCAAAATGTACGGGTCTTCAACTTTGAATCCACGCGCGCGCAACTCCCGCCGCAATACTTCCTGGCGCGGGTCGTCATAGGCGCCCGCAAGGCGTGTCCGCTCCCGTTGCAGTTCTGCAAGCCGCTTGCGGGAATCCAAGACTTCCTGTTCAAAGTCCGCCCGTTGGTCGTTCCGGTATGCCTGGCGTTCCAACGCCTCTTGGTACACGGAACGCGCGTATTCATCTTCAATCGCTTGCGGGTCCCCGGTTGTCCGAATGGTTGTCAACGCGGCCGCAAGGGCATCTTCCCCGGTCGAAAACGCGGACGCATCCAAGGCCGCGGCACGGGCTTCAAGGCGGGCGGCTTGCGCTTCATCCGCGGCGGCGGCACGTTCCCGCAACTGTTGGGCGGTTAGCTCCCGCAATTGCGCAACTTCAAGACCTTCATACCCGCCGCGGATACCGGAAGGTCCCGCGAAATACGCGGATTCCATACTTTCGGAAAACGCTTGTTTGGCGGCTTCCACGCGTTCCCGTGCCGCGGCGGGGATACCCACGGAAGGCCCGCGGGCGGCTTGCGCCAGGCGGCGGATTGCTTCCACGTCATCCGGGTTGAAGCGTTCCTTCATCCGTTCAACGTCCGCGTATACCTTGGAAGCCGCGCCAGGGTATTGGGCAATCAACCGTTCCGCTTTGGCGATTGCTTGCGCGGGTTGCGTCCGGGTCAATACAACCAGTTCCCGGCGTTCATCTTCCGGAAGACGGCTTGCCCTTGCCGCGGCGGCTTGCCCCGCTTCCTCGGCAAGCCCAATGGTTGTTTCCAGCTCCGCTTGTTCCTTCAATAGCCGTTGGGCGTCCGCAAAATCCACGGGCCTTGCGCGGAAGGTTTCATTCAAGGCCGCAAGGGTTTGACGTTCGGACGCAAGCAAGGAATCCAAGTATTGGACCCGCGCTTGTTCATCTTCAACGGCTTTGGTGATTTGTTCCACGCGGTATGCGGCCGCGGCTACGCGGGCATAGCGGTCCAAATACTTTGGGCGTTTTCCGGTCGGAATCATGCTTGCGTCCCCATTCCAAAGTTCCGTTCACCTGGCGTTTCCAGTTCACCTTGCGCTTGCGCATTGGTTCCCGCTTTGATTTCCGCTTGGATGCGGGCAAGCTCCGCTTCATTGGCCATAGATGCATATTGGCCCGCGGTATCTCCCGCGGCACCAAAGCCCAATGAAAACGCGTTTGCAATCCCTTGGATGCGTTGCGCTTCCGCGGCCTTTTGACTTGCAACCATGGCGTTGATGGTTGCCGCTTCCGCCGCGGCTTCCGACCGGTTGATTTCTTCAACGGCAAGGTTTTGGCGTTGTCTCGCTTCCTGTTCCGCGCCCGCTTCTGCTTGTTCTGCAAGGAAGATTTCCCGCCCGGAAATGGCACCGCCCAACCCACGTGCGGCGGCTTGTTGAAGGGCCGCGGCTTCCAGCTCCCGTTGGGCGCCCGCTTGTTCCGCCAGGAAGCGTTGTTCCATCACGCCGCGTTCCCGTTCGGTCAACCCAAGTTCACCACGGGCTTGCCGTTCTTGCAGTTCCGCAAGGCGCTTTTGTTCTTCCGGGGACAACATCATTTTTTTTGCGGCACGGGCTTGCCCAACCCCGGACGCGATACCGCCCGCGGCCTTCAAGCCGCCTGCAACCAATAGGGCGGTTGTCAAACTGATTGGTTCCGGCATTTCAGTTCATCCCTTAGAAATAGAAGACTTCCGCGGCAAAACCCCAGTTCACGATACCGCAACGGTCCGTCAATGATTGGGCCGCAAGTCCAAAGGTAATCGTCCCCGGACTATCCCGTGAAAGGGCAAACGTTCCTTGTTTTGCGCCATACCCTCCCGCAAGGACAAAGGGGCGGTCCAATCCGATTGGGTATGAACTTCCAAGGCTTTCATTGACGTTGCGGGTTTCCTGTACCCTTGCCCGGTGCGCATATGCGTCCCCGGATTCAAAGGGACCAACGCCTGTATACGGGACAACGAAAACGCGGCGTTCCGCAACTGGAAGTTGGTATGCGGCCGTGGAAGAATCCCGCCCGTTTTCCAGCTCAAACCAGTAATGAAACAGGCAAAACGCGGGTTGTCTAAGCGCAAGGGAAACCGCGCTTTGGGGTATCGCGTGGAAAGTTTCGCTTTCCGGACGCCCGTTCCCGGACAAATACTTGGTTGCGAACTGCAAGCGGATTTGAGTACCGCCCGCCCATTGTCCGCCCTGGTAGCCGGTCACGCCATGTTGAAGGCCCGTGAACGCGTCATAATCGGGCGGTTGAACGTGCCGCGTGTCAATCCACTTGGACGTTTCAATATCTCCCGACAAAACGGAACGGTGAAGATAGGCCCGCAACGCTTGAAGGTTCCCTTCCAGCTCCGCGGCAACCAACGTGGTTCCGTCTGCAAACGTGTTGGGGGGCGTGTATGCCATTTCATTTCGTCCGCATATGAAGGGCTTGAATACTTCCCGCCTGTTGGTCCAACCTGGCGGACGTTGCAATCACGTCGTTGCGGACCAAATAGTTTTGGGTTCCGGAATGGTATGCGCCAAACGGTCCGGAAAATACCACGCGGACGCCATACACGGTCACGCTTCCGGACGGGCGGACGTAATGCCAGGAACCATCCACGCTTGTCCATCCAACGGGCGTTGTCACGATGGACCCGGAAAGTTCCCCTTCATCAACCACGTCCGCGTATTCAAGAATGGCGGGCGCAACGGACGTTGACTTGCAGTTGTTCAGCTGTTCCCCGCCGCGGGTCGCCACAACCGGGGTATTGAAATCGCCTTGTCCGGGCACGTTTACAAAGTTGGAAAGCGTGTTGTCCGTGATGTCCCATTGAAGCCAAAACGCCCAACATCCGTACCCGTTGGATATTTCAAGGGCTACCCCGCCGCCCGATTGCGGAAGCGAGAAGTTCAACGCCGCAAGCAACCACGGCCTTGCCGCGCCTTCCCAACGCGGGCGGATGGACAAGTCCCAATAGACCCGCAAGGCGTCCCCTTCAACCAACGTGAAACCCAAAGGCCCAAATGAAAGGGATTCATCCAAACCGCCGGAATCCAACACGCGCCAGGGCAACGCCCCGGTTGTCTGCCCGGAAAATGTGTTGTAAAACGCGTGTTTGTATTGGTTGTATCCCATTTCGGATACCGCCATTCCCTTTGCAAGAAACCGGGCGTTATCGTTGAAGGCGGGAAGGTCAAAGGCCGCGTCCCGCGTGTTGAAGGCGTTGATTCCCGCGGGTTGCGCAAATTGCGTGAACCGGTCGTTCAAGCTGGCGGCGTTAATCGGGTCCCCGTCTTCAAGGGGCGGTTGCGTCAAACGAGACATTAGCGGTATCTCCCAATGGCAATCCAACGGTTGTTCCAAAGGTGCGCATATGGAATCCGGGTATTGCCCCCAAATGATTCCACGGTTGCCGCGTCTTGGGAAGTGGGCGTGTCCCGCCATTGAAGGGATAGGGTCAAGTCACCGGGCGGAAGGCGTTGCGTGCCGATGATACGCGCTTGTTGGTGATACCCGCCACCGCGGCGTTCCCCGATATTGACGCCATTTACAAGGATGCGCATATTGACATAGTTTGGGGAACCGGGCTTCCCGTCGTTGATTCCATACGCAAACACGTTGTTCACGTACACGTTTGCAGACCATTCAACGAAAAGGGAACCGCCCTTGAATCCCGTTAGGGTTTGTGTTGTCAATGTACGCCAACCGCCCGCGGCGGTTTGGATTGTACTGGAAACCCAACATTGGGGACCAACGTTTGCGTCCCTTTCGTTCTGCTGTTCCCCCGATGAACCAACCAAATCTTGTTGCCAGATTTGATGCAAGGCATAGTCCCGCAAATACGCGTCATCCAACCACGCGTTCCCCGGCATTTGAGTCCGGTCCAAGGCCGTCATTGACGCCTGTTGGGCACGGACTTCCGCGTTGATGGATTCCGGGGAAACGGACCTTCCCGCCCTTGCTTCCGCTTGCGTCCACTTTTTCATGCGACAACCCCGGCAACCACGCGCGTTCCCTTGGTTGTGTATTCATATTCATACCCAACCAAAACCAAGTCTTCCGTTGTTTCGATTTCAAAGCAAAACCACGCGGCGGATTGATGCGCAACGGAAAACCGCAAGGGTACAAGGCGGTCAATCCGATAGTCCCCGGTTCCCAGCTGGAAACCATCCAGTACCACTTGCGGGATTGAATCCGGGCTTTGGGCCGTGTACGTCCGTTCCAACGTGGGAACCAAGGAAAAGTCCTTGTAATGGCGCATTTGGATTTGTGGCTTGCCCGTTGTCATTACCCAAAGGGTCACGTATGAAACTTGCTTCATCAGTTGCGGGTCCCCAAAGGCCGTCCAAGCGGAACGATATATGGACGTTGGGGGGGACGTGTATTCCAACACGGGTTGCGGGTCCGCGTTGTACTCCATCCCAAGGGAACGTTTGTGGCTAATGACAAACAACCCGCGTTGACTTTGACTTCCGCCCGCTTCCGCTCCCGTGTTGTGTCCGAAGATGATGGTTCCGTCATACAACGTTGCGATTGCCCCAACCGGGAAGCCCTTGCGGGTTGTCCATGCGGACAAGGATTCTTCCCGCGCCAGGCGGTCAACGTGAAGAACAAGTCCCCGGTCCGGGCGGTCGTTTCCGCCTGTTGGAACGTACACGTGGTATTCCCGCGTCAGTTCCGAATAGCAACCAACCGCCTTGGGATGGCAATCTTGCGTGAATGTCTGTATGAACTCCTCTTGCGGAATGGTCAAGTTGATGACTTCATTCACCGCACCGCCCGTAAGGCCGCCAATGACCGCGTAAACGCCGTCAACCGCAAGGAAGACGATACCCAAACCGGGAACCGCTGCAATCGTATGCGGTGCGCGGCACGTAACGCCTTCCGTTAGCGTGGTGACTTGGAAGCCGTCCTTGTACGTCCCTTGGACAATATCAATCCCACGTTCCCGGAATACCAAGAGCGTATTGTAGTGGGAAAACAACGCGGTCACGGAACCGCCGCGGGCGGATAGTTCAATGAAGGCGTCCGCGGCAAACTGTTCAATCAACCCAATGGTTGAATAGTACAGGGTTCGCCCGTCGTTGACTCCACCGTCAAGCCAAAGGCAACCGGCAAACAAGGCAGAAAACCGGGCTTGCGGAGCTGGAAGCGGTCCAGTTGCGATTGCGGGGGAGGGTTGCCCCAAGTTGGCGGTGTTCACCGCATCAAAAAACAAGGGTTCCACGTTGTTCCGGATGGTATCGATGAAGTACAGGGTTGTGTCCCCGTCGTTCACAAAGTCATCCGAATAGTTGGACGTGCGGTATAGCTTCCGCGCAACGGTCCCTGGCGGCCCAATAGGGATGTCCAAGGCGCACGCGTGCCGGAACCCTTCCGCGTCCGCTGGAAGCCCCCAACGGGTTGATTGGAGCGTGGATACCGGTCCTTCACTTCCCGTGTCCGTGATGAAGGAAACCGCCCAACCAAACAAGGCTTCCTTGTCCCCGGAATCCCCGCCCACGTTGTTAGCAAAGCCCAAACCCCAACGTCCCCCGTCCGGAATCGCTTGCCCGTCGGAAGGACACCAAAGGGTTACCGCCCCATTCCCGGACGCCTTGGGGGGACCGAACGACGGGGGAGCGGGCATAGGCTTCACCACGCGTGGTTCCACGGGCGTTGGAAGCCCTTGGAAGCCAAACGGGCGGACGCATTGGGCCGCTGCGCTGGCAACATGCGAGGTCCCCGGCAACGGCCACGGGCGGACCAATAGCGGGCGGTCAACGCCGTTGGTAATGACGGTCCCGTATGCGGTATCCGTGAACCACGCGCCAGGTTCCGTTGCGGTTGGAATATGGCGGTTGTCCGCCAGCTCCACCACGGAATCCACGCCTTCCAGTTCATACAAGAGAAACAGGTTTCCGTCCGCTTCATACAACACGGTTTGACGCCCGCCGCCGGAAAGGGCTTGCGCAACGTGCAACGCGTACACGGGACCGGTGTTCCCAAAAGGCGTCCATGATGTTGCGCTTGGAATCCACGGTTCATACCCCACGCGGGTTGACCAACCGCCCGTGGGCTTGTCAATGAAGACGTTTTCCGCAACGCCCGCATCCATGGGGTTTTGTGGAAGCGAAGTGGCAACGCCGCCCGCAATCGGAACTTGGTAAACCTGTTGTTTCATGGCGTGAACGTCAACTTCCCAAAGGGATTGCGAACAAAGCGATACCCGGCGGTCGGGTTGCCGCGGACAATGCGACGGGGGACGGCTTGAAGGTACGCTTGTTCCATACCCCGGTACAAGACATCCTTTTTGCGGGCATAGACCGCGGACAAGGCCGGATTGTCTACCTTCAACGCAAGGTTTTCAAGGGCCGCGTATGCAATCATTTGGGCATAGGCGTGGGGAACCAATGGGGCGTCTTGATCTTCCTGCAACCGTTCCGGATTGACCAACATGCGCACGTTCAAGTATTGGTCCCCGGACACGTGCGGGTATGTCTGGATGGACTGATATGCGGCGGATTGGTTCCATACATAGCGGATGGAGCTGGCGCGGAAGGCTTGCGTATCCAAGTGGGAAAGCGCCAGGTTCGGCAACAGTACCATCCCCCCAAAGGCGGGGTTGTCCGGCGGTACAGTATCGGTTCCCGTTGTCACGCCCGTTGGTTCAAGCGGTTCCGTATGGCGGATGCGGACCGGGGCAAGGATACCCGCTTCCGGACACGTGAAGTAATACCGCCGCCAAAGGCCCGTTTGCGGGTCCAACGGTTGCGGTTGGAAGGAAAGCGTTTGGTTGTCCGCCAGGTTGAACACGCGGACCTTTGAAAACGCGGATTCAAACCCGTCCGATACGTCCCGCGGATATACGGGAAAGTTTGTGGCGGAAGGTCCCCGGACGTTGACCTGATACACGTTGATGGTTCGGACGCCTTGGGACACGCCCGCAACGACGGACACGCCCGTTGGGCGGTTGGGAGCTGGAATCACCTTCCCGTCCGTGGGAAGGTACGCTTCCACCACGCCCAACAGGTCCGGGTCCAAGTCCGCATCTTCCCGTTCCCAACGGGAAAGGAACAAGGCTTTGGCGGGGATACCCACGGAAGGGTCCGAAACGTTTTGAACTTGCAGACAATCGGACGGAAGGAAGACATCCCGCCGCCGCAAGGTGACGTTCCGCACGCCGGAAAGCGTGGTTGTGAAGGGGCGGTCCAAGTACAGTTCCGTTGCGGATTTTACCCACGCAATCCGGTACGCTTCCAGCTCCCCCGCCGCGTTGGGGACCGTGAATGTTGCCCCGGTCCACTCGCTTCCGGGGCGGACCATATCCGTTGACACCGGGAACAAGGCGCCCGTCACCGCGTCGGAACCAAACGTGAAGTTGAAGTCCGCGGTTGTGTCCGTCCAAGCCTTTACCTTGCGGTCCCGTTGGGCAAAATCCCAAGGCCGGTCCGTTAAGATGCGGGTTTGGGCGTCGTTGATAAGCGCAACCAACTGTTCCCTGTATGAACTGTTTGAAGGGTCATAGTCCAACAGGTTGCCGACAAAATCGATCAACTGTCCAAGGTTCATGCGGTCCGCCTATGAAAACAGAAAAGCCCGTCCCCGGTAGGGGGGACACCGGGAACGGGCAAGGGTCTGGGAAGACCCCAGGAGGTTAGAACCGTTTGTAGACGATCAAATCCACGGTTCCGCCCGCTTCCGGTTCCACGGTGACACCAAACACCGCGGTATCACCGGCGGCGGCGGCTTCCGCTTGTCCGGCGGCGGTTCCGGCGGCGTTCACCACGGTTGCGGTAGCGACGCCCGCCGCGCAAGACACGTCTTCCGCGTACCCGGCAACGATGACGCGGACCTGTTCATCCGCGGCAACGGTTTCCAGCGCAACGCCCGCGGCAAGGCCGTTTCCGGTTGCGACGATACCGGCCTGTTCGACATACAGGATGCGGTCCGCCCCGGTCTTGCCGTCATCGAACGCGACAATATCGCCTTTGGTGATTGCCCCGGACGCAAGGTAGGTTTCAACCTGGCGGCGGTGCGAAGTGTCCCCGGCCTCACCGGACGCAAGAAACTGTACAAGGGTTGAAGTTGCCATTTGATCAAGCCTCAGCGTCAAGAAGAATGGAATGGGATGCAAGATGCCCCGTGACCAACTGCATACGGCAGAAAATCATGGCGGCTTCCGTTGCGGTACCGGGGACGCGTTCCATTTCGCCCACGTTGAAGAATCCGTCCGTATCCACGTAAAGTTGGAACTGATCGGAACTCAGTAGATACGCGGAAACGGGTTCCCGGTTGGCGGAAATGGTGGAATGGACGTTGTACCCAAGGTTGGGGTCCACATAGATGCGGGCGCCCCGGTACGTTGGGACCATTTCCTGATTGAGTCCTTCCCGGTCGCCAACAGAAATGTACTGAATCCGTGCATCCATCAACGCCAGGAAGGCCGCGTATGCGTTGGGGGACATCAGCATGATGTCCGGGGTAGAACCGGCGGGGTTGTACAGCTGGGATTGAATGAACAGTTCATCCAGATTGGCAAGGGCAAGCGTTCCGCCCGCGTCCACGAACTGGTTGTACCAGTTCTGGGCTTGGAAGGTAGTCTTGGAAAGGCCGCCAACCGTGTTGGTTTGTGCGGCTTGCGCACGCGCTTCAAGCCAACCGGTTGTGTTGGGCGCGGTAATGTCCACGCCGCCCGACGAAACGCCGTTGCCGTTCAAGGTTTGAAGCGTGGAAATCTTGGAAGCGTTGCCGCGAATGATTTGCTGGCAAACTTCTTTTTTCATCGCCAGGAGTACGTTCTTCATCTTGGATTCCAAGATGTTCACCACGGCCAAATCCCCCTTGTTGGCGGCCTTTTCGACCGCGGAAAGGACAACAGGGGCGGTGAAATTCGAATATTCGAATTTCGCGGTGTGAAAAGGGTCCGTAACCGCCATGTTGACGGGTTCGAAACCGCTATTCAGTTCGGAAATGGAACTGTGTTCCCCGAAAATCACGGGTTGTTCCACGCGGGAGCCGCCGGAAACTTTGACAAGGTTGCCGTGTTCCTGAATGGCGGCAATCAGGGGATGCGCAAGGAAGCTGTTGTCAACCAGCTTGTCCCGAAGGAGCTGAAGCGTGGTTGTAAGAACGGAACTTGGGGGCATGTTGATACGTCCAAGTGGGATGTTTTGGGGGGATGCTACGGTTTAGGCGTGCCCTTTGAAGGGTTCCTTGCGTCCGTTGGCGCCGAAAACGGGTAGCCCACGTATTGCCAAAGGCTACCACGGGCCGTTGGTTATGTCCAACTATCGGTTGCGGTGCGCGGCTTTGGCCATTTCCAAAATATCGGCGTTAGACATCTTGCGCATGTTGGAGCGCCCCGGAAGGCCGCGGTTGGTTGACCGCCTGGCGGGAGCGGTAGCGGTCAACGCCGCTTCCTTGCGGGCCTTGCGGTCCGCCGCCCGTTGGGCTTTGGCGGCTTTGGCTTCCGCCATTAGCTGTTTCCCTTTTGCGGCCGCATAGGCCGTTTCCAAGTCCAAGGCGGGGTTCCCTTCAAGCAAATGTTGAACTTCCGACCGCAAGCCAACGTCCGTCTTGAAGTCCGGATTTGCGGCAAGGAACGCTTTGTATGAATCTTCCGCTTGGATGGTTTGGTATTCCTGTTGCATTGGTTCAAGAACCTCTTGAAGCCGTTGCGCAACCATGGATTCAATCAGGTTGTTCACCGCTTCCGGATTGAACGGGTCCCATTCCATTTGTTCCCGTTTGGCTTCCAGCTCCGCCAGGCGGTCCGCGGCGTTGGACAAGACTTCCCGCTCCCGCATCCATTCCCGGTGCTTTTCCGCGTCCGCTTGCCGCTTTTGCGTATAGTCCCGTTGCATCCCCCGCATAAGGGCCGCAATTTCCGGGTCCGCCCGCTTGATTGCTTCATTCCAAGATAGCTTCCGGACGCGTTTGTTTCCGTTTGCGTCCGTGGTTTCGTACTCCACCAAATCGCCTTCATCTTCCATGGCGGCAACCATGGATGGTTCCAGCTCCGCATCCGGTTCCGCGTCCGTTTCCGGGGCTTCCGGGGCGGTTTCCGGGGCGTGCGCGGCTTGCGCTTGCGCAAGGACGGCTTCCGCGGTGGATTGATGTTGGGGGGGACTGTTGGCGGCAACGTGAAGGGATGATTCCGGGGTGGTCACTGGGACTTCCTTGTCATTTGATTAGGTAAATCGGTTGGCCTACCTGGCGGTACCATGCGGGATTCCAACCTGGCGCGGTCACAAACTGGATTGGTTTGCCAAACAGGCGCGTCCCCAGCTCAAGGACGGAAACGTTTTGTATGCGGCTAATGATGAACGTTCGCCAACCGGGAAGGTCCCCTGTTGCGGATGCGGATTGGGGGTCCACATATAGATGCAAGTACGTGGTCCCGTTGGCGCCTTTCCATACCGCGTGCGGGTTGCCCACGCGTTGCCCGTACTTCCCTTGGACGCCTTCCGGTTGCCACTTGTCATTGTAGAAAAAGGACACCGGTTGCTTGTTCGCAATCGCTTGTTCAAGCTCCCGCATAGGGTCCCCGCCAAACCGCGCAACGTATTGGGCGCGGCGTGAACGGGGGATGACGGTACGGGGACGCCCCCCAAAACCAAAGGCTTTGGCAAGGCGTTGGCGCAAGGACGTGAACGCCATGGGGCTTCCTTACCGGCGGGGACGCATCCGGGATGCAAAGTCAAAGTCTTCCATTTCATCTTCCCCGTCCGGTTCGGAAACTTCAATGCCAATGGCAACATTGGCTTCCGGTTCCGCATCATCCGCGGGAACGTCAAGGAAGGCGGAAAAGTCCTTGTCCTTGGAAAGTTCAAGGATTGCCGCGGTTATGGCGGTCAAGTCCTGTTCCGTCCGGATGTCCCCCACGTCAACGGGGAAGGGCTTGCCATAGTCGGAAGCCGCCGCCGCCAACATCCCCAGCATACGGACAACCGCCGGTTCCAGCTCCCCAACGGGTTCCGTGTACCGGTCCGGGACTACTTCAAAGCCCATGACTTTTGCACCGGCGGCAATCGCTTTGGCAAGGGCGTTCATTACCTTTGGCGATACCGGGCGGTCAAAGGGTTCCACCATTCCGGCAAGTTCATCTTCCACCATCGCTTCCGATTCTTCCGCCGCGGCAAGCAAGTCCGCGGGGATGTCATCGGTTGGGACTGTTGCGCCATAGTCAATAGGCATGGTTCATCCTTCCATTGGGGCAACCGCCCCTTCCATTGGGATTGGGGGACCTTCCGGCGGCAAGCCTTCCGGCGGGGAAGCGGGAGCGCCAGGCGGACCGGGCGGCGGTTCCGGCGGGGACGCAAGGTTTTCCGGGAGCTGGAACACGCGGACCATTTCTTCAAGGATTTGGCGCGGGTCCGCGCCCAACTGGACAAGGACCGGGGCAAGCCGTTCAAGGGACTGTTGTTTTGCCAAATCGGACATTGGCGTTGTTCCCGCATCCACGGCCCAATACCCAAAGTCCCCGGTCAAATCGTC